CAGACAAATTAGTCAGCACACAAACGAGACCAGATAAAAGAGCGGTTGAAACAACCACTCTCCAATCGACCTGTGTAATTAATGTACTAGCACCGATGACACCAACTGCTGATTGCGCCATGGTTTTCAAAACCTTAACTCCCAATTTTTCAAAATACTTTTTCATTTCTCGACCTCACTTTCCAAGCGTGTGATGCGTTCATCAACATACTTGCTGTGTTCTTCCAGCTTAAAGGTACGTTCGATGACGCTGTTATGTTTATCGACCTGTTTTTTAAGCTCGTTGATTTGATAGTTGGTTAGCTTAGTACTCGTTAAAATACCGCCAAATGTGCCAACCAAACTTGCAATCAACGAGAATACTCCTGTTAAAATTTCAACATGCATAATCTCCTCTCACTTCCTAAGCTGTTATTCGGCGGCGTCTTCGTCTTGCAAGCCTGCGTGAGACAAGTCTACAAGCTCTTGTACTTGTTTGCGGAAACGTTTAGGCACGGTCTCGATAGTAATCCAACCTAGCTCGATTTGCATTGCAAAGTAATTAATCATCATTGTTTTTCCTCCTATAAGTTTAATTTTAATTTTCTTTAGTAGTTTCATCTGTAGTACCTTCAGTAGCACCATCTGTAGTTCCCTCATCATCAGGATACATTTTGTTAATCAATTCATTCAATGTAGCTGTTGCTAATTGAGTCATCTTCTCGGATTTGTCAATGGCCGCTTGCATTTGGTCAATTGTTTCTTGGTACTCAATAGATTTTTCGTTAAACTTATTTGACATCTCATCAACTTTCTGTACGGCCTCTGGCATAGCTTTATCAGCATATTCAGATTTGAAATAAGCATCACGAGCTAATTCAATAAGTTCATCGTTGGTTTTGCTAGTTTGATCGCCAATAACACGTTCAGTGAATGTACCGTAACTACCTGACAAAGTAGCTAGTGTGATTTCTGTGTGTGTTACTTTTCCATCAGTGTAAATTGGGTATTTCCCGACAACGTTCCATGCTCGCATTATTCATCACCTCCTTTCAAATCGTCTTTAGGCATTAGTGCAGCTAACTTATCTTCAAATTCACTGTTATGCTGATTAGCAATTGTTAATTCAGCACGTAATTGTACTGCTTCATATTGTGCAGTGGCTAGTTTTTGTAATAATTCATTAATAATTAATTGATTTTTATTCATATTAAACTCCTGAAATTTCTTTTAAAGCATCTCGTATTGCATTCATAGCACCTGATGTTGTTCCACCGTTGAGATAATGTTGAAAACAGTTTCTTAAAGTCCTTATACATCCTCGCACCCAATAACCAGAGCCATCCCCGTTATCTAAACGAACATCACCAGTGATGATGTCTGATTGACGATAATTAATACCGTACGGTTTCAAGACGACATTTCCTGCATAACTTGAAAAAGGGCTGAACGTTTCCATCTTCCAACCTTGTGCACTTGTTTTTGTTTGAGCGTCGTAGTTGTAACTGTGGGTGAAATAAATATTATCTCCAATCACACGTAAAGTATCAGCTTGACTGTGAGCGTTAGAATCAACACCGTTGATTGTTTCAGCCACAATACCAGTAAACCCGCCTTGGTCCCACTTTCCGTCATCTAGTGAAGTTTCACGACGGTCACCGCCTAAAATAACTCGCGATAAGATTCGGCTAGTTCCACTAACTGTGATACTAGTATTTGAAAATTTAAGTCCCATTGTACTAGCGTTTGCTTGAACACGAAAAATACCAGTGTTGTTGTTATTGTAAAAAAGCTTACCAGTATCAAGTTCAAAATTAGTTGCGTTAGATAGTGATTGTAATTTACCACCTTTGATAACGTTCGCTGTAATACCACTTGATACAATTTTGCTTGAATTAATAGAATTAGCAGCTATTTTATCTGTGGTAATCGCACCTGCAGCTATATTCGCTGCACTAATTGTTCCTGTTTTGATTTGTGCGCTGGTAATCGTGCCACTTGCAATTTGACTAGCTGTAATGCTACCAGCTTTGATTTTGGCAGCGTCTAACGTACCAGCTGTAATGCGGTCGCCATTAATACTATTGGCTATCATTTTGTCGGTAGTTACTGCTCCTGCTTTAATGGCATTTGCTGTAACAGCATTTGTGGCTATCACGTCAGCAGTAATGATTTTACCGTTTAGATGTGCCGTGTTGATTGACTTGCTGGCTATCTTATTACTTGTGATAGCACCGTCAACAATCATGCTACCTTTGACGTTTATCTTATCAGAGAATAAGTTGATAGCGTTTTGGTTAACAGCAAAATAAGAACCAATCGCATTAGCGACATCAGTTGTTGACTTGCCAGCTTTCATGACGATTCCGTCTGTATTAATAGTCAAGCTAGCACTCTTAACTGTTGATTTATCCAACGAAGATACGCTGGCTTTGATTGAGTCTGTTGTCTGTTTAAGTTCAGAATCTTTAGCTTCAAAATCAGCATCAGGCGTTTGATAATCAACAGGTACGTTTGACTTAGCAACCATAACCTCTTTGATTTCAACAGTGATTGCTTCGGTATTGTTGACAATACCAAAGCTAGAATTAGCTTCTGTAATTGGCACGTTAGCCTTAGCAGTATAGCTAAACCAAACCCTCGTCCAAACATTTGCTGGAATGCTTTTATTGGATGGTGACCACGCTTGCTTACTTCTATCGTCGTTATCATTTGACGCTGTACCAGATAGGGCGTTGTTAATGTCGTAGTTAAAAGAACATGCTTTATTTGCCTTTATCATCAAGCCAAAGAATAGCGTTTCGCCACCATTTAAAAGAATATTAAGGCTATTTGTGTTGAACGTGATACCATTACCAAAAGTCGTTGAACTTGCCGGTACTGTCATTGTCCAGCTCTTAGATGTATTACTGTAACTGAAATTACTACAACCACGATTGATTACTCGTGACGTTGGTAAATAGTTCTTACCACCAACATTTAAACTACTAATCTTACTGCTCAACTCGTTAGCTTTAGCCGTAATGTTGTTTTCAGCAGTTGTTACACGACCGCTTAACGTATTGAAGTCAGTCTGTGAGACTTTAGCAGAAAGCCCTGTATTAAGTGCTGAAATCTGTGTCGTGTGTGTGCTAATCGTTTTAGCATTGTTGGTAGCTGTGCTTTGGGCTGTATTAGCTTTGTTGGTAGCTGTGGTGATACCAGATTGCAACTCGGTTTTAGCGCTGTTAAGCTCTGTTTTCGTTGCAAGCAATGTCATACCGTCAGCAGTCTGCTGAATCTGACTAGATAGCGAGCTAATTTGGCTAACTGTGTCTTCTGGTGCTGGTGACCAGTCGGTAAAAATGTCGCTGATTTCCAACATCACTTTTCCAATATTGTGGTAGCGATCTTTGTCAAGGTTGCCACTGAATCGTATAAAAATTTGATTAGCCGTAAAATTAGCTGGCAGTGAATTCGTCATTGCTATTGTGTATTTAATTAATCGAGTAGTATTAGCTGGATACGTCACTTTCCCAATCAATGGCCAAGGCGCCGTTCTGAAATACACTGAAAATTCACGGGCAGCATCGTACGGCTTACTAGGCTGATAGTAAAATGATAATTTGATTTTCTTGCTGTACACTTCGCTGTTTTGCCAAAACGTTGTTGAAATATCAAACGCTTCATCTTGCACTTGATTATCATTGACATAGATTGACGTCTTGCGATATTCCGAGTTTTTGATGTAATTCCTACCGCCGACGCTCGTCGGAATTTTACCCTCAACAGCTGACACTGCACTTGTAATCTGCCCAGGTACTGCTTCGACTTTTGTTTTTAGGCTACTGACATTACCATTTGTCGTTTGCAAATTACTTTGTAGATTAGCGACTAGTTTATCATTGCTAGCTTGATAGTTAGCAAGATTTGTTTTAGTCGTGTTTGCAGTCGCAGTCGTTGCTGTTAAGTCATTACGAATGCCAGTCACATCACTAATGTACGTAGACTTAGCCACATAATCCTTAGCAATTGCTGTACGTTCAGCAGTCAATTGACGAGCTGTTTCAGTCTTAGCGCTCTCGAAGTATTGATTAGCTCGTGTTGATTCACCGCTCTTGTACGTTTCAAGTGATTCAATGCGTGTCTTAAAGCCTGCTGCCGTTTGCTCTGCAGTGGTTTTGTTAGCTTGAACTGTTCCGTCAAGATTTTGGACTGTAGTTTGCAAACTTGCATAGTTCTGGTCAGATGTCTGTTTGTATTCAGCTACTTTAGATTCGATGTCAGATTCGTTTTGAGAATACGTGCTACGCAGATTTCCTTCCTCAATTTGAACCTCTTCGGCATAATTCGAATTGTCGACTTTGTACGTGTTGACACGCAAACGGTATTTACCAGACGGGTCGTTCCAAGTGAATTTAGTTCCGGCTGTTCCTGTCGTTGCATTTGAAATAATTCGGTCAACATTAATATTTTCGTCATGCTTAACAAGCCATAAGCATATCTCGTTTTTTTCTTGATCTGTTGCGTGTTTGGAAGTAAAGGGCGCCGTCCCTTTTGCCGATAAAGTGTACTCTTTACCTTTTTCCATGTTTATCCAAGCATTTGAGTACGTAACATAATTATCAATCCTGCTACCTTTTGGCTGGAACGGACCTTTTGAATTGTGTAATAAGTTAACTGCACCAATTTTTAAATTATCAAATCTCGCTGTCAACCCATCCAAACCGCTTTCCAACGTAGCTGTTTTTTGACTGGTACTGTCAGCTGTCGTCTTAACTTGAGATAGCGTTGTTTTAGTTCCTGACAAATCATCTTCGACCGTTTTAGTGCGAGTTGTAACAGCAGTTAAATCTTTCTGCACGCTTGACATCGTAGTCTTAAGACCACTTACGCTGTCCTCTACCGTTTTAGTTCGACTGGTTAGACTAGCAATCGTCTTACCATCGTTTGAAACAGTTTGTGTTAACTCACTAAGATTAGTTTTAGTTCCTGTCAAGCCATCTTCAACAGTCTTAGTTCGCTTAGTCAGATTCGTTAAATCAGTTTTAGCTGTTGATACACTTGTTTGCAGTTCGCTAATTGACGTTTTAGCGCTAGTTAAACTAGTTTCAACCGTCTTAGTACGGTTCGACACACTTGTGATGTCTTTGCCATTTTGAGTAACTGTTTTACTTAATTCGCTGACTGTCGTCTTAGTGCCGTTAGCAGTAGTCTCAACATTTTCTACCCGTGTAGTTAACGTCTCTTGCGCTTTTGCTTGCTCCGTTAACTGACTAGCTTGTGTCTGTAACTCTTTAGCTTGATTGGCTAATGTCGTGCCTTGTGTCTGCAACGCTTTAGCTGTGTTAGACAAACTTGTATTGAGATTTGATACATCACTCTGCAAATTCGTAGCTTTTGTGTCAACCGCGCTAACAGCGTTTTGCAAGTCTGTTTTTGCTTTAGACAAATCATTAGCTACTGCGGTAAGTTGCTGTTTGGCTTCACTCGCTGACGTCTTAGCAGCATTTGCAGTTGACGTTGTGGTAGTTAAATCAGTTTTGACTTTGGCTAAGTCAGATTTTAAACTATTGACAGCTGTGTTCGCTTGTTCCGCTACTCCTGCTGTTGCTTGATTGATTTCATCAGCGTATGCCTTAGCATTTGATTCTGCCTGTGTTTTAGCTGTGTCAATCTGTGTTTTAATTTCAGATTTTGAAGTTGCAAGTTTTTCCGTAATAGTCGCTTCGAATTCTTCACGATTTGGAACGTCTTTTAGTTCATCAGCAATCTGTTCTTTGAATGCTTCAACATCATTAACGATGGGTAGCTCTTCCCAATCTGCTCCAGTCCAGTAATACATTTTCGTTGTGTCGCCGACTGTCAAATAAAGTGAGTCACCTTTATGTAATGTACCTTTTGGCTCATCTTTTGGAAATTCATTACCAAAATAAACAGTACTTTTACCATCTGCAGAAACTAGCGCTTTATTAGCCATTTCTACAGCTTTACCGACTGAATCTGACGCATTTTGAGCTTGTTCTTTAGTTAAGTTGTAACTTGCTGATAATTTCTTGACTACACCAATGTCATTACAAGTCACTTCATGTTTAACCAACTGACCAGATACATCATATTCACTAGTAAATGAAACAATCCTAATTTTTTCTTGAAAATCTAATGTTTCATTGATAGCCATGATGTAATCACCTGCTCTAGGTTGTGTATAGTCATAACCAGCACGAGTTAAATCTTCCATGTCAAGAGTAATCGAGATGCTGTAAGAATTATCAACGTTAGCTTTCAAAGCAGCAGCCATGTTGTCTGCTTGTGTATAACGTTCATCAACTAAAGGTTCAGCTTCAAGTTTTCCGTATACGCTAGCCAATGGACTAGTGTATTCAGTAACTAAACGCCCCTTTGAGTGGTCATTCTCATCAATCCACGCACCAAAACCTTTTTGATAAGTAACAAAATCACCAATGTTTTTTTCAATACCAAGTTCATTCATGTTGAAGTTCTTGCGAACTACCGTTGATAGGTCTGTTCCAGTTTTTTCTAAGATACGGACCACTTTGCCATTAACCTGGAATTCAACGCCAGATGAAGTGATGACATCGTTAAAAAGTTTTAGACGGCTCTTATAACCAAATGATTGTTTTTCAAAAGCATAGACTTTCAAAAGTGGGTCAATTGTATACGTGTAATCACTGCCAGTGAATATGAAATCAAGGTAAGTCAAGAACGTATGCGAACCATCATTTAATTGTTCATGCACTGATGACTTATCAAAGTCCCAAAAAAATTGATGAACAGCGTCAAAAGTAACATGCGTACCTTTACCATCATCAATTGGCTTTGCGTAAGTTACTACATAAAACTCATCATCAAAACGTAAACGCCAGCCACGTTCGATATTTGTTAGGACATAATCGCCTGATTCAATTTCACCAGTCAGTGAGCGTTCACCGTTAACAGCATTTGTAACTTTAATAGTGGCAAGTGCACCATGCTCAACATCTCTTTCATCTAAAAATGTAATCAAACTATCACCTCCTATTTATATAGTTCTTTAAAGTTTAAAATTTTTATTGTGCCCTTAAAGTCAGTTTTGTAACTAACCTTTTTTGTTGGACTAGGTTTAATAACAAAGTACGCATAATTAGTACGTGCATTAACATTTTCTAAATTCTTTGTTGTTTCAATGCCAGAAATTTTAAAAATATCACCTGCAGAAATATTGCCTGATTGTGAGTAAGTAAAACGATTATCTCCAATTTCAAGATAAAAGTTTGATTGATTACCTGTTGCTGTTAATTCAACAACAAACGGAACTTCCAATTGTGATAACTTAGCAGTTCCAGCATAAGCAATTTGATTATTAGCTAGCGTTACTGTCTTCGGAGTTGTTTCACCATATGGCAATTCAGCAGTAATAAAATTAACTGAAAAATCATATTTTAATCCTCGACCATAATTGCCAACAAAAGTGAAATCAGCTTCGCCTTCTGCAGTGACTTTCCAACGATAATGCCAAGCTGTGTGTGGTTGATTTACAAAATCTAAATCCCCAGCCGTTTGACCAGGGATTTGAAAATTATAAAAATCAGTATTGATTGGGTACATTTTAGTGATATAAAAAGGCTCGTCATCTAGTAACAAGCCAAATACATCATCTTTTAAACTTAAGAACTCTTGGACATTCGTAACAGCTACACGTCCAGTCACTTTAATGACTTTAGCAGTAAATGTTGCACCACCAAATACTGTACCGTTACGACCAGTGACAGAACGCTTATCAAGAGAGATTCCAGGTGCGCTGTCGTCAATATTAATATTATAAAAGCCGTAGTCAGACAGCTTGACTGATGCCGTTCCTTTCGTAATTAATAAATCCATGTTTCACCTTTCTAATAATTAAAATAATCATTTTTAGCATCTTCTCTCGCTTCACGTTCTTTCACAGTTGTATAAATCTTGTCGCCAACCAATTCGTTGTGTACTTCAAAGACCGGTTGTGACAATTCACTGTTTTTCACTTCGTCTGACAAGCTATCAAGTGAAGATGATAGACCAGATGTGCTAACGCTACCAGCAATTGCCATAGTGCCGTTGACACCCCAGCTTTGGTCTGTAACAGCTAACGCATACTCTTTGCTGATGTCGTTGATTCTACCTATCCAGTCAGACATGCCAATAGCGAAGCCTTCGCCAGTATAGCCACCGAGTGATTTCATCACACGAGATGGTGAGTGAATATCTAATGCTCTACGAATTGTTGCTGTTACTCGTGCTGCGATTCCAGCTGCAACAGCATAGATATAGCCTGCTGAGCCTGCAAGACCACTTGCAAAACCAGCACCAGCATAATAACCAGCCGATTGCATACCACCAGCCGTGCTATACATGATTGATACCATGTGACTACCTGCGCTACTTGCTACTGCAACAGCTCCATTCATGCCGCTTTGAACAGCTGAACGAACACCGTTCATACCAGATTGTGCAGCACTTTTCGCTTTATTAAACGAATTAGTAAATGTAGAATTCATCTTATTTCCGGAAGATTGAACACTGCTAGTCACTTTGTTCATACCACTTTTAACTGCATTTGCAATGCCATTCATTGATGATGTTGCAGATGACTTAGCCTTATTGAAGTTGTTAGTGATGTTTGACGCCATTTGTGATGATGCTGAGTTAGCAGATGAAGCGGCTGAATTAAGCTCAGATGTGATATTGCTTGATAATCCACTAGCTGAACCACTTGCGTTAGCTTGCATTGATGCCATGTTTGCACTAACACCGCTATTCATAACAGCTGCTGAATTGTTTGCATTTGCTTGTGCATTTTGCATATTACTTGATACACCAGCTGATAAATTCAATGCTTGATTGACAGCACCAAGGTTCATGCTTGATGCTGCTGTATTAACACCGTTTGCCATAGCTTGCGCTTGAGTTGTTGCATTAGTACTTGCTGTAGTCATTCCAGTAGCAACGCCATTTGCCATATTATTAACATCATTGATTGTCTGGAAGCTCATTTCACCACTCATGCGGTTAACTTCACTCTTCATATTTTGAGCATTAGTTGTTGCATTCGTACTTGCTTGTGCTGTACCAGCATTAATACCGTTTGCCATAGCAATTGAATCATTAAGTGCTTGAACACTCATGATACCAGTCTGCGCATTGACGTTTGACGCCATTTGAGTTGCGTTGCTAGTCGCATTCAAATTGGCAAGACCAGTATTCTGACTAATACTATTTAGCGTTGCCATTGTATCTGCACTAGTTTGTGCACTCATTTGGCCTGTTCCTGCAGCAATTGCATTAGTCATTTGAGTGACATCGCTGCTAACTTTCGCAGTAGTTTCAGAACTTTTACCAGTGATTGTGTCCCACAACGAACCAAAGCCGTTTTTAATACCGTCCCAAACACCTTTCAAAGCGTTAGGGATAGCTTCAAGCATTGCTTGACCAAGCCCCATGATTAATTGAGCACCTGCTGCCAGAATCTGTGGGATATTTTGGATAATTGTTACTGCTAATTGACCAACAAGTTGAATGCCTGCAGCAATAATTTGCGGTAAGTTTTGTGTAATTCCTTGAATCAATGATTGAATGATTTGAACAGCTGACTGTACAATCTGTGGTAAGTTCTGAAGAATACCTTGTACCAACATTACAATGATTTTAATACCACCTTGTAAAATTTGTGGTAAATAACTAGCTAAGCCTGTGATGAATCCAGTAATAACCTGCGTAGCGATTGAAATGATTGTTGGCAAATTCTGGATAATTCCCTGAACTAAGTTAGTGATAATCTCAATACCTTTAGAAATGATGTTTGGCATGTTAGCAGATAAACTTTGACCAAAATTATCAACAATCTGTTGCGCATATTGTAAAAGCAAAGGTAAATTTTGAACCAAACCATTGACGACATTTGCAATAAAGTCCATACCTACAGACAATAGTTGTGGTAATGCACTAGCAATCGAACTAACAAATGTACCAATCACTTGAATAGCAGACGCAATCAAGCTACCAGCATTAGCTCCCACGCCTTGAACAAGACTAGAGATTAATTGAACACCTGCTTGCACCAAAACTGGGAACATTACAGTAAATGCATTAGCAAATTTAGCAATTAATTCTGTACCTGATGCAATCAAAAGTGGAATTTCACCTGTAATACCATTGACCAGATTCATGATGATTTGTGGTCCCTTGGTTGTAACTGTAGCTAATAATTGGTCAATCTGTGCACCAAATTGACTATTAATCAAACCAAGACCAGCAACAACTAATCCGAGAATTGCTGCAGGACCAATAACCGCTAACGCCATACTAGCAACTGATGTAATGCCATTCGCCATAGTAGACATAGCAGATAAACCTGTACTTGCCGCGCCACTGAATGCACTAGCCATTCCAGAACTGCCAGCGCTTAATTTAGCCATACCAGCTGAAGCAACACCAAAGGCATTGCCAATAACAGAACCAGAAGTTTGAGCTTTAACAGCAAGACCGCCCATAACCTTACCAAGGTTACCTAAATGTTTCATAGCAGGGCCGAATGCAAACGAACCGACTAAGCCTGCGATTGCTGGCATTGCATTCATTGCTGCAGCTTTAAGACGTTCAATTGGTTCAATTTTAGTTTCTAGTTTCTTAGCGTCAGCATCTGCACCAGAAAACATTTCATCAATTTTCTTTTTAGTCTCATCTGCACCGAATGCAATTTGATAAAGTGCAAGTGAGACGTCTTGAACTTTCTTGACGAATTGGTCGACAACCTTACTTTTACTAAAACTGTCAATCATTCTATCAAGAATCTTAACCACACCTTGCAAACCAGGAAGCATTGCACTACCGATTTGGATTTGCAAGGTTTCAAACGAACCACTTAAATATTCAACAGCACCTTTTAAGTTGTTAAGTTTTTGAATAGCCACATCTGCTGCAGTAACTTTACTGATTGCTTCCTGCATGGCATCTGCTCCAGCAGCACCCTCTTTCATAGCAATGTTAGCAGCTCGAATGGCGTCAGTACCAAACATTGTCTTAAGAGCGTTCTGTTGTTGCTCAGCAGTCAAACCTTTCAAGCTATCTTGTAATATTTGTGAGATTTCACTAAATGACTTAAGCTTACCTTCTGCTGTATAGAATTGATTGGCTCCATCAGCAGTAATAATGCCCAATTGTTGCATTTGAGCTGCTGCTTTATCGGTTTGTGGCGACAAATTCAAAAGCATTGTTTTAAGAGATGTACCTGCATCAGAACCTTTAAGGCCGTTTTGAGCAAATACGGCAAGAGCGTTAGTTGTGTCATTAAATGACATACCAACACCAGACGCAACCGCTGCAACGGCAGAAAGTCCGTATTTCAATTCGTGGACATCTGTTGCTGATGCATTCGCTGCACCTGCTAATTGGTTAGCTGCATCCGCTACACTTAAATTATCTGATTTAAAAGCATTTAAAGCTGTAGATGCGACTTCAGCTGCCTCTGTCAAGCTAAGTTCACCTGCAGTAGCCAAGTTCAAAGCACCAGTTAAACCACCGTTTAGAATAGCTGATGTATCAACCCCTGCTTTACTCAATTCAGCAATAGCATCCGCTGCTTCACTGGCTGAAAATGCAGTATCCGCACCAGCTTTTTGAGCAGCAGCATTGAATTGCTTCATTGTTTCAGAACTAGCACCAGTAAGAGCCTTGATGTTGCTCATTTTTTCTTCGAATTCTGCTGCTTTTGAAACTGAACCAGCAACCGCAGCCTTAAATCCTTGGAAAACTGCAAATGCCGCACCAAGAGCTGTAACTGTCAAAGTAGTTTTAGTAATACTATTTCCCAGCTCTCCCATTTTTGAACTAATACCATTTAGTGCAGTGGTGGCCTTACTAGACAAATTTGAAAAGCCAGAACCAAGCGAACTAGCCATTTTAGTCGCAACACTTGCAGCTTTACTACTTAAGCTAGTAAGACTACTTCCTACTTTCCCAACAAAAGAATTACTGATTGTATTTGAAGCACTGCTTACTTTTGAACTAATCGTGCTAAATGCTGAGCTAACCTTGCTAGACGCCGATGTAGCAAAACTAGAAACCGAGCTAGTTGCTTTTGTAAAAGCATTTTGAATAGGCTGAGGGATTTTATTAGCTATTGAGTTGACACCACTCTGTATAGCTGTTAGAGCTGTATTAAACCCATTTTTTATGGGCTGAGGAATCTTTTCGCCAATTGATGAAGCTATACGCTGAATTTCGCCAATAGACAGATTTAAGCCTGTGCTAAATGCTGTTCCTAAACGTTTACCAAGTGATTCGCCATTGTTTGCCAACTGTGCCATAATTTGACCAACACGTTGAACTAAACGATTAGAATTATTCACAGCTGCATCCTGTGCTTTCTCAAAAGCACGCTGTGTTGCAGCTGTAATCTTATTCATTGCCGCTTGATAATCAGCAATATCAGCACCGACATAGGCATAAATTGAGCCATCAAATTCTGCCATATAACTCCCCCTTTCTGTGTTATCTGTTCATGAAATGGTCATTGACTTTTTGCAGACGTTCAGCAAGACTACTATTAGTCGTTTGCTTATTGTTATTTGCATGAAAGGCTTGTTTAACTTTATTTCTGTCTTTTTTCTTGCTAAGTTTATTTGCACTAGCACGTTTAGCATTCATAGTGTAGCGCATTTCCATAGCAAGCTCTGACAGATTTTCGCGAAAATCAATCTGTCTGTAATGAAGCCCCTCTAAAATTGCGTCAAGTTCCCATTTGTTGCAAGAGTAGATTGTTTCTAAGTCTGTTAAACCAAGACGTGCACACTCAGTTAAGATAGTGCACTTTTCATCTTGCCAATAAGTTTTTCGGTAATTTCGACTTGAAGCGCTTCGCTGTCCTCTTGCGCTTTCATGTATTCTACTGCTGTTTCCAAGTTTTCGATATATTTCAAAATCTTGTTCTTGAAAAAACCAGAGTCAACCATTTCTTGTTGAATTTCTTCAAACAAGCTTTCCGTGTCATCAGCATCATTATCCACTAGCCAGGTTTCAATCGCTGTGATAGCGTCATCTTCTGAAATAGCTTTACTAAACGCTTTGTTAGCTGACAAAAGAATTAAATCAACAAGTCCCTCATCATTACGATTTAGAATGTTGTTAAACAATGTACCGACACCGTCGTTGTTACTTGCACCAGTGTCTTTATTTTTAGTGGCAAGTTGTTTGTCAGCCTTAAACATTGTGCGGTAATCAAACTTAATTTCAATGATTTTATTTTTAACTTTAAATTCCATAAAGTGAGTTATCTCCTAACTAAAAAATAAAGGCTGGATTTAATATCCAACCTTTGACGTGTTATCCGCTTGTTTTGATGTTATCGTAATCGCCAGTTGTTTCACCTGGGTTTTGATAGTTATAAACCTCATCAAGCAAAGCAATTTCTTCGGCAGTCAATGGAAATTTACCATTTTTCAGCTTACCGACAATACTTGCTGTGTAGCTAGTTTCGATAATATCTTCAATACCTTCATTATATTCAATATCACCAATCTTAGCATAGCCAAATTTGGCAGGATAAAAATCTTTTTTAGGTTCACCATCTTGTGTTTTCAATGTTTCATCAACAAGCACACGCCAAATTTTGACTGATTCACCAGTGTCATTTGCTTGTTCAAGTACATCAACTGATGGGTCCTTCGGTGCAAATTTAGTCGTCAACTCAATTTCGTGGCTGGTACTTGTTTTATCAAGTAAAAGCCCTTGTTGTGTTTGTTCGTCTGAATATTCAGCACCAAGTGTCAAACTGCCGTCTGTACGATAAGCTGGTAAGATAGCATTGCTGCCAAGTGCAGCATGAATAGACTGAATGAAATAAAAGACTTTTTTACCTGCTAACGGCTTAGCAGTCGTTACTGTAATTTGTCCTGTCATGTAGTAACTTCTCCTTTAATTAATAAATAGTATCAGATACAGTAATAGAGACGTGGTATACTTCACGTCCTATGCTATCATCTGGAATGATATTAGCTGTTACATTTCGACGCCCTAACGCCCTTAAAGCTTTTGCTTTAACTTCTTCTGCATCAGTTCTACTTGAACCGTCTAGGAAGATGTCAATATTTACTGTGATGTCCTCAATAATAGCCCCAGTTTGTGCTGTTTGAGATGTGTCAGATGAATTAGACCCAATCACAATAAACGGCTCTAGAACGTCTGAATTGGGCAATTTAAAATAGATTGGAATAGCTAACACTTCCAATCTATCGTGTAGTTCTTTTAAAAATAAAGTTGATGGTGAATAAGTCGTCATATATCACCTATCTTTCGTATAATTCGCGTAAATTGCTGATTAATTTTGGTCGTTCAGCATCAAGTGCTGGTTTCAAGTACGGTTGTGCTCGCATTTTTCGGGTTCCTTTTTCCACATATATCGCATAATGCTGTGGTGCAGTAACTTTATAAGTTAGATTGCCTGCTTTTGCTGAAAAAATTGAATTTTTCAGTGCACCAGTATCAACTGGCGCTTTTACCTTAGCCATGCGTTCAATACGCTTACTAGATAATTCTAACTGTCTATCAGTCGCAATACGAGCTTGTTTGCTTTTAATAGCAAGCTGCCTAACCAGGCGATCTACACCTTTGACCTTAAAAGATACGCTCATAAATAAATCACCGTGTGATTATTGTGATGAATCTTGCCAGCAATCATTAACGTCTTACCGTGATATTTTACTGTTTCAAATCCATCATAATGACCTTTTAAATATAACTTAAAGTTATCAAGACTGTACTTACCAAAAACTGCCATTTGTTCTTCAATGGTTAGTCCACCACGAAAACATGGTATCGGTTGGCTTTCTTTTTTGATAACCTTATCACCTAAAAAATCAGCTTCGGTCGTTTCGGTGATTAGAATAACTCTGTCAGCATATCTCATAAGATAAACACCCGTCCTGGTCGTGACTGCCCAGACTGTCCAAAAGCTTTTTGCAACATGTCATCATAGGGTAGAAACTCGTTCTTGTTTTCATAATAGGAAACTGAATGTCCTTCTACACTTTCTGACTGTGCCCCTTCTGAACCACGTCTATTAAATCGCTTGATAACACAATCCTCAAAGATAAAAGAATAGGCGTCGTCAATGTCAGACACGCCATATTCTGCTTTAAAATGTTTTACCACTCGGTCTAACAGCATTTTTAACAAACCGTCCTGTAATTTATCAGTAATTTCTAAATCCAATTTAACATTTTGGATAATTTTAGTTTCATCAAGTGGTGTCAGCGTCATTGAACACCTCCTGTTTATTATTTAGTGGCTTTCTTTGTAGCTTCTTTCTTCAAGAAACCAGCTTTTGTAAGTTCAGCAACACGGGAACCGTCGTAATCGTCACCGATTACATAGACAATCTGTGTTTCTTTGTCTCGAAAACCTGCAATTACTTTAGCCATTAACTACCTCCCGATTAAACTTCTGGTGTAGTGCTAAGCATATAAGCTTCGTCAATGTTTTCAAATGATGGTAAAGCAATCATAGATACTTTAGTTTTAACATTGACTGGATCATCAAGCTTCTTAGTTGTGATTGCGATACCAGTATCAACAATAGACACTTCAACAGCGTTGTTACCACCCATCAAATCTGATTCTTCAGGCGTTGTACCAAACATTGTTTTACCAAGTGCCGCATTTGGTGCAAAAGTGACTTTATCATCTGGGAAATATTTTTTGATTTTACCATCAGCATCTTTGTAAGTACCTGATTTAACAACAATAGTCAAACCATAATTATCTTGGATATAGTCTTTCAATTCTTGGCTAGTAACTCCTGCTCCTGTTGTGCAAGCGGTTTAATCAATGTTGTTGTAGATTTAGCGTTTTTAAGTTGCGCAAATGTCTTAGCACTCATGTAAGCTACTTCCGCCTTGTTACCAAGCTCTTCAATCGCTGTAATAGCTGTGTCAATATCCTTGAGCGGTGTAGCTGTATCTGCATCTGACCACGCTGTTTTGACTTTTCCTTTATGGTCATCAGCTACACCATAATCAAAATCAAGAGCAACACCGTTTGAGATAACAGCAATCTTACCAGTCGCAAGTACTGACATACGCATAGCTTCTAATTGAGCATGAGCACCAGAAAGTAACGTTGTTGCATCATCAAACAGACCAGCTGTAATTGTATCAATCAATGTTTGATTACCAGTTTGAGCAATAAGGTTCAATTGTTGTCGGTCAGCTTCTTTCACGAGCATAGCTTCTTTGAAGAACGGCATTTCTTTATCAACCAATTCAACAGCCATACGTTCACGAAGTGTTGCTTTTGTATCAAAAGCAGACGGTTTCAATACGACCGGACGACCAGACGCACCTTTGACGTAAGATAATTTCAGTCCAAGTTGTTTTTGAGCAGGGAACACTTTTTCACCGATTGTAGAATCAACTGCTTGTTGACTAGCATTCCAGTAACCAGACACATTCCCCGCTGTCATAACATCATAAATTAAAGGCATAAATTAAGCTCCTTTCACAAATTGGATATGTTTCAAAGCAGTTTTAGCACCTTCAGGTACTGTACCACCATTGACTTTGTCTTCTCGCAAAGTACCGCGATAGACAAGACTTGCAACTGCATCGTCTTCTGTAACATCAACATCATAAAGCAAAACGCCGTCTGGTGTTTCTGCATTAGCTTTTACTTTTTTAGTACGGTTATCAAAGATTGAAGCACCATCACCAGCTACTAACGTACCAGCTTTTAAAATTGTACGTGCATTTTCTGTAACTGTTCCTGTTGTTGACTTGTCAACAGTAACTGAAATCGCTTCGTAAGGTAAATTATGAAGAATTTCAGCATTTCCAAATAATTTCTTAGTTGGCATATAAGCTCTCCTTTAAAATAGTTTCTCACCAGTTTTAATTGAATTTTTGGCAAGACTTGCACCATAATTCGTTTGTGAAGCACCATTACCACCTGCATTAGGTGCTGGCTGACGTAATGATACTTTGACTTTAGCGTTAACAGCGTCGTTAAAGGCTTTTTCAAATTTGCTGACTTGTTCAAGTGCTTGTTCGGCATCACCAACGGTTAATAATTCGGCAAAATCAGCTGGTAACCCTTTTGAAACAAGGTCCTTTTCAACTTGAACGACTAATTTTTCATGTTCAAATTGTGCTTTTTCTTGTTCAAAAGCTGACTTACTATCTTCGAATTCACGTTTAGCACGCTCAGCAGCCGATAAATTAGCATAATCTTTTTCTTTTTCAAGAGCTTCAGAAATACGTTGTTTAATACGCTCTTGCTCACCTTTTTTGTAATTTTCTAAAGCTTTTTGCACAGCTTTATTCGTAAGACTATCTAATTCTGACTGTGATTGCGGACCTTTGAACTCTTGACCGTTATCATTACCGTTGTTATTGCTTTCGTTGCCCTCTGTGCCGGCACCGCCGTTGTCGTCAGCACCAGCTTCGCTACCATCAGCAAAAAGTTGTAAGTTACGCATGTTAAGTGCTAAAAGTTCTTTTTTCATTTTTGTTCCTCCCATGCTAGTCCTATCTTGCTAGATACTTCCAAACGTTCTTAAAGCCACAAAAACGGACGTCTCACGTTTTCTAGTCTTGTCCGAATGTAATTTCCATACCTAACGCAATAAGCCACGCTAGTAAGTTATTATTTGGCTTATTTAATGACTAGCCACGTCAACAGAAGATGTAGGATTCGAACCCACGCACGCTTTTACACGCCTAGCAAGGTAGCAACCTGCCCTCTTAACCACTTGAGTAATCTTCCACAAAAAGAACCATTCGGAAATTCCGAACAGTTCAGCCAAGTTATTTTTTCAATTCCTTAATAAAACTTTTTACTGCAATAGCAATGAAGCCACAAATAATCACTAAAACTAACAAACCTAGTGCGTTTAAAATTAACTGCCAAATAAACATATCTTCTCCTTTTTGGGTACAAAAAAAGCGCCTAGATTATAACTCTAAGCGCAAATAGTAATAAGATAGGCGGGACTGTCGAGGCTCCCGCATTTCTGACCCGCTAGCTAAGCGGCGTGTTGGTGACAGATTCTCAACCTCTATCTTTTCTCACCTATATTATACTATTCTTTGCCTTTTTCGTAAAGTATTACATTGTTTTTTCTATTCTTCTTCTCTTGCCTAATACCTACTTTATTGAAATGAATCATCATCATTTCATCACGAGGAATAATAACTGCTTCCATAACTAAACGGTCTTTGTTAGGTATTTTAGCATAAAGAAGAAGTGAGCCTTCCACCCTTGAAGAATTATCAAGAGCTAAATAAGGTTTTTTAATTACATCTTCAATCAATTTAAATTCATCTAAAGTATACTGTTGACCATGAGAACGCAAAGATGAAGATAAACTATTGCCGTCTATATAAACATTATTAAATGCCGCATATCGACTAATTTTAGACGATAAAACGCCTATATCATACCTATCTTGCAACTTATTTCTTATTTGTTCTCTATCTACCACGCCATGAGAAACTTCATCCCAAATCTTTGATACATCTTCAAATAAGCTATCTACATTTGCTTTTCCAATATTTCTTAACGATTGTTCGTCTAACTCATCTTCATCAGGAATAACAGCGGACCGACAATTATAATGAAATGGTGGTGCAGTTACACCAGTTTCGAACTCATCAATTCTATAACGTTTATCTTCATCATGAATCCTAATGCATATGTCAGACGTTCTATTGTCCATCTGTACAGATATGCGATAGAATTCCAAACCAGACTCTTCATAGCGTTTGATAGCTGAACGATTGACAATCGCTGTGCCATCAGTCCTAATAAGTGTTTGCGCTCGCGAACGTGCTACATTGTACTTCTTAGCAAGTTCCCCAGCCATACTACGAACATCATCACCACGAATAAACCCACGCTTCAGAACATTTCTCAAATCCCTGGCTAAATCATCTGTATTGCCCCAAACTTGCTGCGAATAGTTCCGACCATTGAAAGGTGTACTGATAAGTTCTTTTAATGCTGGTTCATTCAATGCGCCACTATTGCCACCTATAGCTTTTTTATAAGCATACTTAGCAGTTGACTTCAGATAATTTTCAAACGATTTTTCAATAATACCTTGCATAACACCAATTTTATAGGTCATTTCAAGATTCAATGCATCAAATCGTGTCACCTTTGAACCAACATATTGTTCATTAAGTCGTTTTAGCAAGTCTGGGTCATTTTTGGCCTGTTCACGGTACTTCTTAGCGTTCGTTTGATAATCTGATAGGTCGACACCTCTAAGCCGTTGTAGGGCGTCAGAATAGCTCATCTTGTTATCATCGGAATACTTAGTCACAAATGCAAACAAATCACGTTGGAGCTCTGCTGATTGCTCAACATAAACCTTTTGCAATTCAGCAAACATATCAATGTCTGTACCGTCAACATAGTGCATAATGTCATCACTACGCTTTGACCAGTAATCATTGTGCTTCTTGCTCATCAGCAGTCACCTCACCAATTCGTGGTTCTGGTTCTTGTGGTTCTTCGGAGTTCAAACGTTCCATTTCAATTTTAGCATCAACACCAGTCGCCGTTTGAAGCATATCAAAAACAGTTTCATCACTGACCATGCCATACAGATTCTTAGCATTTGTGACAATGTTTGCTGTGTCTGCAGGTAAGTTTGGCGTAAATATAATGATTAATTTAGATACGTCAAAATCTGTCATTTCACGAGCAACTTTTCCAATGTTAGCCACTAGGCGATAACGACGTTTAAGAGACCTTTCAAACAAAGCTTGCATGTCAACACGTTCCTGGTCAAGACCAAACACTTTCCATTTCATAGCTTCACCAGACTGAACACCAGCAAAATTATCGTCGGTCATATCTGGTGTATTGGTAAACTTATGAATGTCATTAACAACACGTTTTTTGTAAGCTTCAGTACCGTTAACATCATATTGCTTGTACAGATACTTAGCGTCAACTGTTCCTTCGTTACCCTCTTGGTCAATAGGTGGCTCTAAGTTTAACAAACGAGCTTTACGCATTTTACGCATGTACTCAATCTGCTTTTGTGCTGTATCACAATCGGCTGGGAAGTTAACACGACCTATGATAGCCAAAATAGCGTCTGATAAATCCTGCATATAATTAGCTGTATCAGATTGCGAAGCGTCGTACAAGTCAATCAATGACAACTCTGTTTCATAATCACCTAATCCGTTTGAATTATTCATATATTCCGTGATTGGAACTAACTCAAACGCATGTGTGGTTCTGCTGATTTCATTAAGCGTATCGTCATATTCAAACGTCATAATGTCACTTGGCGTGTAGACTTCAACAATTTTTTTCTTGTCATCAAACGGATTAGCTTGATAGTAACGTACACCAGCGACACTGTGCATCTCCAGAGTGTCGTCATAAATGACAAATGTCCCTAACGGATCTAGCTTAACTGCTCGTGTCGTATCATCTTGTGCGCGATAAACCAAGTCATAAGCACGACCGGTCTTAGACAAATCAAGTACTAGTGAACGGTTTAGCTGGTGGAAATCATTTTGCTTAGCTAATTCGTCCAATTGTTCCTGATAGCTGTCATCCTCATAAGAAACCTGAATAGGATTGCCAACCAAATACCCTTGTTTAAATACAGCAATTGCACGTCCAAAATTATGAATGGCACGAGTGTCTGCCATGTCATCATCACGACGTCGACCAGCTTTACTGATATCGTGATTATTTCCCTCAGCATAATCAAGCAATTCTTGAATACGTGGTCTCTGTATTGTTTCGTGGTGATGTAGTATTTCCTTAAGTAAGCGATAGTCATCAGCAAATAACGTGTCTAAATCATGAACACTGTATCTCATCCGTGTTTCACGGTGGAAACGTAATTCAAGTAAATTGCTCTTGCCTGTACTATCTACAAAAGTTTCTTTGTATGTCATAATATCCTTTCATTACAAACCAAAACCAGCTCGAAGCGTATCGAACTGGTTTGTATTATTCTGCCTTTCACCAATCATTTTGATATATGGAATAAAGCTATACTGGCAAGCATTGATGGTGTGGTCGTTTCTATCCTCTGGCTCATCCTTGCCTTCTTTCCAGCTGTAGACATCTAATTCATGTAAATGATTTTCACAGTCATCAACGACAAAGTAGTAACCTTGTTTCATCCATCCAGCCATTAAATTTATACGGTCAATGATTTTGACTTTCTTGTTCGCATTCATAAACTCGTATAGCAGACCATATTTATTAGCGTATTTCCTCAATTCCATAATTGTAGCTTGGTCTGCGTTATCAACGTAAATCCTACGTGCAAAGCCCCAATCGTCCTTACAGTCGCTTAAGAACTTATGTAGTAGCTCAACTGTATCTGACGGCGCTATCTTATCACCACTCAAATCTTTATTGTTGTAAACTCGTTCGGCAAGTGTTACTAGCTTACCGTCTCGCGTAATACCTTGAAAAATAAAAGCGATTGTGTCATTTGACTGTTCAGAATAAGACGTATCAACACCACACGAAAACTGCGCATAGCTAAACGATTTAGCTTGCTTACGCGTAATGACATTGCGCTGTCTCTCGAACATAGAGAAAATAAGACCTTCCGACCGACCACGAAGCCCTAAGATTTTATTTTTGTAAATCTTAGTCCCAGGGGCTACTGTATTGATAATCTGTTGTTTTTTATCCTCTGGCAGTCCTGCGTTATGGTCGAAATTAAAAAACCAGTACGTCCATTCTGGCTGTGCTGGTTGTTTGTCTAATTCTTCTTGAATTTCCTTTGGCGTATCTTGTTCATATTCTGGCAAGGCACGAAAACGATTGATGTATTGCTCATAAATCGGTAATGTTGGGTCGTCTGGGTTCATGGTGCACATCCAATAGTCACAGCGCATAGTTGATTCTTGAACAAAGTCTGTATCAGCCGTGTTGATTTCGTCAATGTAACCACAACCAAATTGTGAACCCAGCGCCTTTTTCCATTTGGTTTTATCTTCGTACCCAAGAACGAAAACAATCTTATCGTTCTCTGGTTTGTTATCGACGTGATAAACCAAATGTGGAATTTTATAATCAAGACTACCATTCCCACGATAATCGACCAACTCTCCGAAAATATCAACTATCCCCAAATCAGAATTAATAATGTTCTTTTCCGCGTCACCAATTGATTTTGAAGCAATAAAGTGTAACTTTTTAGATGACTTAGCGACTTTTAACATGAATTTAAAAGCACCAACCGTTGTCTTTCCAGCAGCTGTTGTTCCTTCAAGAGCTTCGGCTTTAGCATTGTGTCGCAAGAACGCTTTATATTTATCAGATAGAATCATGTTGCTCATGAGCTATCATCTTCTAACTGTGCCAAAATACCGTCAAGTTTGTTTGTTGTGACGTTGGCTTCGAGTTTAATCTCTTTAGGCAGTGGATAACGTTTCATAATTTCGTTTGCTGCACGAATAACAGCTGATGTATCGGGCCTTTTGGTCGTTTTAACAAACATACCAGTTTCTTTATTTAATTCAACAACTTCTTCTTCACGTTCACCACGTAAGACCGAAGTCAAAACTTGCATGACTTCTTCTTGATTAGCTATTTTTTCTGATTGGATTTCAGATAAGCGTTCATCAATGTAAGATTTTATGTCAGGTTTTGTCAAGTTTTCTTGACCAATTGCCCTAGTTGACCTTGTAGCGTAACCCGCTTTAATAGCTGCTTGTGTTGCATTTGCCGAAATGATGTACTCATCGGCAAAACGTTGCTGTTTTATGGTCATTTTAGCGATTTTCCATCACCCCCCACACAAAAAGAGGCGGATATTTCGTCCGTCTCTCACATTTTTTCTATAATATAATTTTAACACTCACAAACGTCATTATTCCAGCTATTTTCTCGCTTTTCTCTCCCAATTCGGAAGACCAGCAACTCGCCACCGCGGTAGCTTTCAGCGAACTCAATCGCTCCACGCTCTAACATACGATAAAACTCACTCTCCGAGTAGCCCAATTCCATATAGATGGCGCAATCAGACTTCATCTGCCACTTACAATACTTCTCGATTAAAATCTGTCTGACAAACGGGTCAATAATACGATTGATAGCTTTCGTAATTGCTTGCATTTCGTCCCAAGCTGCCACTCGTCTAGTTACTTGTATCTCTGTTTGTTTGCTATTGCTGAATCCTGCCGCTTTGGGTTCTAGTGAATACGTAGCTGTAATTTTTGGTGTGTATTCTTCCCCAGCCATACGAGAATAGCGACGATAAAGAGATAAAACCTCGTAAGCATTTTGTTTAGTTAAAGCCTTGTCAATTTCCTGAAAAAGTCGCATTTTCTCAATCTCCTTATGCTATAATAGTAATAATGAGAACGTTTGCTAAGGAGCTGATTGCGACTTGGCTTTTTTGTTGTTCTTCCTTAAATTCGATGTACTTAACATTTTAAGTCATAGCTCGATTCCCTCGATTTCAGCACGTCGTTCTAAAACAACAAGGTAAACACACATTGCGCCAAACTGTTGTTCAAGCAGTGTTACTGGACAATTCAATTCAAAATCTAATTTCCCTTGACGATAATTATCTAGCAGTTCACCTAACTTGACAGTGCGTCTTTGCAATTCTTTATGCTCGTTTACCATTCGTTCTTTATAAGCTTCCATTTTAATCCTCCAATAATTTATATGTTTCCTCAAAAATTTCTTTCTTGCATACATAGCATTCACCAGTCTGGTTCTTAATGAGATAGTCGCCATCTGAGAAACGCATTTTCCCCTCAAGCGTATCAATCGAATGTCTTATAGGCCCATAGCAAAAAACGATTCTTTGCAAAAAAGCAAACTCTTTAGTCTCTTCGTGATTGTCCTCAGTAACTTGAATAGCCTCAACAGGCGTTGTTTTAATGTATTTTTTAATCATTCTTCCACCTCTTTCGCAAATTGATATGCCCATTCGAAATCTTGCTTGATTTCTGCTTCGGTTAGTTTATATTGCTTTTCATATTTCCAACTGTCTGTAAAAGCAGCAAATATAGCAACCTTACCATCATTGTATAACCCAAGCACTAAGCTTACATCTGCTCTATTTGGATTTGGAATTTCTACTGTATACAATTTTTCTTTCTCAACCTCATATCCGAATTTATGCATCAACACTAATGTTTCTATAGGTTTGTTATTGTCATTGCTAAACCATCCGTTCAAGTCTGCACGCAGCTTTTGTTCACGGAAGTCTGTACAAAGCTTGTATAAGTTATATTCGAAGTCATCTTTAATTGACTCATACCAATCTGCCACAAATTGTGGTACTACTGGTTTCTCTGGCTCATCAAGCTGATAGACAAGGGCTAAAACATCATTACGTTTAACCCAAATAGTCTCTGACATGAACGACTCTACAACGTCTATGTTTCTAATATTTTCAATCAATTCTTGTATCTTCATACTCAACCCCCAAATCTTTCAATTCTGCTTTTGATTCCTCAGCGCAATCTTCAAACACCTTCCGAATTCTTTCTTTGATTTTGTCTTTCATATATATACAGTCGCCTTCACCGTTTGGATATGTCACTTTCAAATGCTCAATCTCGCTTTTAGACAACGTTTCTAAGATTTTGATATTTTTGACAAGCATATTCGCTCGCTCTAACTCTTCCAGATTCATCTTAGTTTCATCAGGTTCTTTAAGCTGTTCGACAAGTTTGATTGCTTTGTCACAAGCTTTATGCCATTTTTCTTCATCAGCGTAGCTTGGAACTTGCTGCTTTGTGATTTTAAAGCTTTTAATCATTAGCTGTTTAATGTTCATCGCCTACTCCTCCACAATTGTAATATTGTAGCCTTTGATAGTTCGTCCGTCTGCTGTATCAACCCATAATGAATGGGTTTGAGCGTCAAAACCGTAATCTTCCACTATCACACAATCCCAACCTGTGCCACTCGTATCGTCTGGTATATAAGCATATGTGCCATGACTTGCCGCGCTTCCACTGTCTGAACAACCAACAAGACCAATTGCAATCAATACTAGACCGACTAGCATTACTAGAGCTTTATTTTTCATCTGTCAGCACCTCACTCGTTGTTTGTTATTGTTACAGGAAGAATGCTTTCAGGCATGTACTCAACTTCGTACTTGTATTTATTGACTTTCGTTCCGTCTGTCAAATCTTCAACGACATACATGTTGTTTTTAGTCATATTGATTAAATGCTTTCTATATTTTCCTTTTGACACTTCAGCAATAACGACTAATTTCTTGCTATTTGACGTATCAACCGAGATAAGACCTTCTACCTTAAATTCAATCTTGTCAGTACGTGTATTGATAACTGCTACACGTCTGCGAACGTTGAAATTATCAGCTTCTTTGCTAATGTTATAAGAGACTTTATCTGATTCTGTAGAGCAACCTGACAACGTAGCTAAACCAATTGTCATGAGCGCTGCACCTGCCAAAGCTGCGATTTTTTTATTCATCATTCTCTAATACCTCGATTTCCTCAATTTCACTGTTTGTTAGTGTGAATCGTACTTTCATAATCGTACTCTCCCCCGTAATTATCGGCGTGATAGATAATCGTTTGATTGTCTTTTAGCCGCTTGATTTCGTATTTTTGCTTAATGTTTTCAAGTTTTAGCTCGGTAATTTTGTTGTTATAAACAGTTTTTTGCATTCCTAGCTCAATCGTGAAGAAGACGACTGTGACGATGATTGTAAACGATAACAACATACTTAAAAACATGTATCTTTCAGCTTTCAACTTACCACCTCGTAATATTCTTTTTGACCGGGCTCTTTACGAGCCTTTTCTAGGTATTTTAGGGCTTGTTTTTTGTTTTAAACTCCGTTTCCTTAAAATCTTTGGCTGTAGCGAACCAAGTCGCTGTTCTAAGCTTTGGGCTGTATTCTCTAACATAAATTTTCTTGTCATAATTCCTTTATTTCCAATCTAACCCTATATTTTCCGGGTATTTCGCTTGGTCCACCTCGTTTAAAAGTCATAAACTTAATGACTTCTGAATTGTCATCCGTCCAGATTCCGGCGTCTGTCAATCCATCAACAAGCGCTTTTACTGTCGGATAAAAATTGGGTGGGTCAAGCCGTCTTTTTGTAGGGGCGTAAATCGTCACTACGAGCCCACAAGGGCGCTTTTTTGAATAAGGGGTACAATTATACCTTTGACCCTCTTTAGCGGCTGTGGCACGTAAATATGCGGTGATTTTGGCCTTTTGCGTCCAGTGCGGACGGTCATTGGCGTTTAACATCTGTTTTTGTTTCTTGGTATTCGATAAAATAAACTCAAATTCCATCAGTAAGCCCCGGAATCTCAAAAGCGACGTGAGTGACTTCTTGACGTTCTTTGGTGTACCAATCAAAATAAAACTCGTGTGTTTTGCTGTTATAAGTTACTTCCACATAATCAGGCAATTTTGAGTTTGGATTGCTCATCGGATAAGCTTTCTCGCTGTCAAAGCTAAACAACCCTTTCATATTGCTAAGCGTGTAATTAAACCAAACCATGTAGACATCATTTGGTTCAAGTTCAAGGTGCTCTGAAATTTTATGTTTTGCGTAAACCTCAAAATCAGCTTGCGTCATTTTGATAAGTTCTTCTTTCATGCAACACCTCTAAAATGGTAAGTCGTCTTCATTAATGTCCATTGGATTAGCATTCCCAAAATTTCGACTAAAATCAGGATTGGTCTGTGTTGATTGACCTTGGAAAAAGCTTGTCTGTTGTCCTTGTGCTTGCCCAAAACTACCTTGATTTGGATTTTGCGGTTGGTTCTGGAAATTTTGCGATTGTGAATTTTGAAAATTTCCCTGATTTTGGAAATTGCCTTGGTTTGTGGGCGTTGATTATTTCCGAAATTTACCATTGTTACCGTTATTTTGATTTTGTAGCTGGTACATAACCGTTGATAGCATCAATACGAATTTGAGTAGTATTTCTTCCCTTCGTATTCACTTTGTCGGTAAACGTCCTTTGATAGTCACCATATTTCCGACATTGTCATATAAGACATTTCCTAATTCTCCGTAAGCAATCACTCTAATATAGCCATGTTTATAGCTTCCATCTTCATTTTTACCATTCGCAAAGCTCATGCTTGCTGTTGTATAGTCTTGCGTATGCTTGTTGTACTCATTGTTAAAATTAATGTACCCTCTATTCGTCACTTCCATCTGTATAACCACTTTCTTTTTTTATCACACCTGCATT